TTTGTCAGATATTCGGAATAACTTTTACGAATAAGACTCTCATCACAGCCAAAGAAGTCAGCTATCTCAACATTTGTCATTCCAAACTTAGATAGCTTTTGGACTTCTTCGCCTTTTATATTGTATTTAGTTGGTCTTGCCATTAATAATATTTATATCTGCTATCTTCTTACAATAATTATTGGCTGTTTTCCAATTAATGAAGTTCACAGATTTGTGTTCATTACCCTCTCCAAAGAACTTAAATGTAAGCAATCTGTTTTTACCTATCTTGCCATTATCAAGAATATATCCTTTAGTTCCTTTTTCAATAAAAGTATCTAACACAACTTCATCTAAAACTTCATCAAAAAACACCACATTCGGCAAGTTTGAGTCTAAATCTTCAGTAATTTTAAAGTATTTCATAATTTTCCTTTTGTTAATAATACTCATAATTGAATATTATTAGCAATAAACCACATATTTTTATCTAGTTTTAGTGAAATGTTTTTGTTTTTTTTTCACAAAGATCAATGAATTGTAATACCCTCTCTTAATACTTCTTCTTTTTGGACTTCATGATACTGATATAAATATTGATGTGCTTCTTCCTCTGTATCAAAACCTGATACCTGAATGATAGCTGAAAACTTTCCATAGCTATCAGGAATAGTCATAAATAATTTTTTCAGTTCTTCGTCCATCATATTATTTTACACTAATACTCATCTTATCCATAGCCTCTTTTGATACTTTTCCCTGTCTATATGCTTCTATTATATCTTGATCTGTATCATTTAAGGTTCTAAATCCTTTTTGCCAAGAACTTAAATTAGTAAATGGGTCTCTAGTCATTATACCAAAATCATCTTTTTTATCTAGTTTTTGTGGCTCGTTCTCCCAACCTTTATTATTTAACCATGTTCTAAAGTGTTGAATAAACTTCTTATCATCATGCGAACTGCAAAACTTTTCCCATTTTTCTACCAACACATTAGGTTCAGGTATATCTTTAAGTTTATCAAAAACTTTGAAGGCTTGTTGTTTATTGCCTGTTTTATAAGTTAGCTTTGACCATATATTATTAAATATATCTATATTACTATTACTATTACTATAACTATTACTGCTTTGCGTTCGTTCTGCGTTCGCATACCTTTTATTTGCTGACTCTCTAGCTTTTACAGACTTTTCTTGCACCCAATTAAATTCTTCTCTTTGAGCTTTTGAATAGTATGTTTTGCCCTCTTCTCTAAAATAAGTTGCTAAAATATAATTTATCATCTTCTCATCAGCATTTTGACAAACTCTTTTGAGTCTATCCATATCATTTGGTAATGTTGCTTCATTCTTCCAAGCATAACAAAGTAATCTAAAATATAAACCTAATTCTTCATTTGTTAGGTTTACTGTATCTGCTATAAAATTATCAGGACTAATTCCCATCTTCCATATTTTTTGTGCCATATTTTTCTCCAATTTCTTTTTCTGCTAGTCTAATACAATCTTCTTGATAACCAATCCATGTATTTTGTGTTTCTAAACAGATATTAATGTATCTCCTAGCTAGTTTATCCACTTCGTCTTTATATTCCCCATACTTCTTGTCTATTTTTTTTAGCATCTGGGTCTTTCCATTCATAATCATCAAGTTTTGGTGCAAATAAAACTTTTAGATCATCAATACTATTTGCAAGTTTGAGTGTATGTTCTAGGCTTTTTAAATGTGTTTCTGCTTCTCCTATGTAATCATAATCAGGTATAAAAGGAACAAACTCACATACTTTTTGGTCTTTTCTTCTTGGTTCTTTACCTGTAGCTAACAAAAAACTACAATCAATATTCTTGTTTGTTTTTTCTTGAAATGCTTTTTTGTAGATAGCCATTTGAAGTTTGTCATCATTAGTAAGCATAAATTTATCTTTTGTTTTTAAATCAATAATAAAAACTGTATTTTCACTTTCAAAAACATAATCAAGAAAACCTATAAATGGTGTTCCATATATCAAAGTTTCTATTCTAATTTGATTACCAACAAACTCTCTATCTTTTCTGCTAACAACCATATAATCATTTAAAAACTTCCAATAAATCTGAGTTACCATAGGCTCAATCATATCGTATTGTTTTTGATTTTCTTCTTCATCATCAATAAAATTTGTTGCTGACTTGTAATAATTTTTTGCTACTTCAATACAATCTTGCATAGAAGTCTTTTTAAGTAGAAACTGATCTATACCAAACTCAACAGCTTTTCCTCTCTCCATTCTTGCATTAGATACTCTTGGATAACCCAATACATAATCAAGAAAGAACTTAGCTTTATTATTCTTATAAGATTTTAATCTACTAGCTGAAAAAGGTAGTAAGTGGTTTTCTGTTTCAAACTTTTCAAATACTTTTAAATCAATCATTTTTTTCTCCATAAAATAAATCATTTTGCATATACATCTCTAAATCACTAGAGTCATATCTTTTATTATCCCCTTTTGGATAAGGTAATAATTTCATTTTTAGTTTTCTAAGCATATTTTTTTTCTCCTTTTTATTTCCAAGTAAATACAAATACCTAAAAGTAGGTTTCATTTTTTCTACTTTCACAATATTCCCTTTTGTATGAATACCTCTTCTTATGTCAAATGTACTACCATCTTCAAAATGATAGCGCTTTTTAGGTGTACTCGTCCCTGTATAATACCAATTTGTTGCCTGATAAATATAACCTGTATGATAAACATTTGGGTCAGCATAAGAAATTACAGCCATAGGTTGTGGTAATAATTTCAAACATTGACTTACAAAATAAGACAAACAATTTTTATCTAAGTCATTAGTTACAAGTCTATTTAATTCTAAAGTAGTTACTTCAAGATCATTAAATAAACATCTACCTTTATTATACATATAGTTAGGTGGATAACCAAAAGTACAAACACCAAATATCTGCAAATCTTTAATTAATCCAAAAGCATATGAAACACTACATCTTCGTTTTGCATAATGTTTTTTCAATATCCATTCCATATATTCTTGTTTCATTAATCGTTTTACAGAATAATCTTTCATTCAAAAAAATTAGTTTGATTTGTATCTACAGGTTTCCATTGATAATAATAAAGTTTATTCATTTTATCTCTTATAAACTTATCAGGTATCATGGTTGTTTTTATAGGCTTATGTAATTGGCTTAGAGGCACAATCATATAATCATCTTTGTATGTAAGTTTTAGATTTGCTCTTCTTGTATATGCTCTTTTAACATATACCCCTTGAACACTAATCAAGTTACCATACAAAGTTTTTACTTCTTTAACTACTTCTCTTGATACCATGTTTTTTTCCCAATAAATTTAATCATAATATAATGAAATATTTTTGGATAAGGCAAAGAACCCATACCAACTTCTCTCTCCACTTTATCTTTTGTTTTGTTCAACAACTCTTTATCTACTTCCATAGTTATTCGTTGCGACTCATAATCTCTAGGTTTATTTCCCATGTTTCATCTTCTCCTTAACAATATTTTTTAATGTTTCTTTGTCTCTGAATATGACTTTATAATCTTCATGATGCTTTCTACAAATTGCAAACATATTTGATATTTCATTTACAAGATGAGGCGACTTAGATTTACTTTCTACATGATGTATATCTACAGCCACCCCTATCTCTTTTGCTCTAATATGCTCACAATACCAGCACATAATCGTATCATATTCAGATAGACCATAATATTTTAGAAATATGCGTTTATATTTAACCAAAATACTTTTTATGTACTTTGACAGCTTCAGCAGTAAGAGGGTCAATATCGGATATTCCAAACTGACCTGAACCCATACTCCTAGTTACAATACCTGTTATAAACATACTAGCATCTACTCTAAGACCTGAGTTGAAGTTACCATTACCATTATGCATTGGAACATCTTCAGGTTCATAGCTTGGTGGTGTTTGCATATCGCCAAGTTTTTTTACATTACTAATATTGTAATATTGATTGCCTCGTTCTGATGTTTTCAGCTCGGACATATCGCAAGTAAAACTGTCCCCTCTTTCAAGTGAAACATATTCATTTGCATACATGGTTCTACCATCTTCAGTTTTTATATTGAAGCTAGGTCTCCCATTTTTGCTATTGTCGTAAATAGTTTTTATTATATTTTGCATTTTTTTCTCCTTATTTTAAGATGGAATACTTTCTGTTTTCCATGCAAGTCTTTATCACTTTTTCCTCGTGATAACCATACTCAAATCCACTCATTTGCATTTGAGCAGTAAATCTACATTCTTGTAA